GCTACTATGAGCTTCAATGCTATCCGTGACAAGATAGAGACTAAGCTACAGCCATCAGCAGATAAGGCGGTCGGCCCTAGCTATCCGTGGGTAGTGGATGTATATCAGAATCATGTAATCATCCGAGAAGATGGTAAGCACTATAAGTATCCTTATACCCTCAATGAGGATGGTTCTGTAGTCCTTGGCGATAAGACTCCGGTTATGCAGACATGGGCAGCTACCACTGAGGGTAGCGGCACCGATGAGCCGGTTACCGATGATCCGAGCGCGGAAGGCTCCCAAATTGCCCAGGAGACGCACCAGGATGGCCCAGGCGTGGCCTCTGAGGATGAGGCTAGCATGGAGGTCACGGAGCGCACCGACACCGGCTCAGTGGCTTTCAGGGACGCCGACATGGTAGTGGAAGGGGTGACTATCCTCAAGCCTGGTACTAGCCTCAATAACCGGCACTATAGCCAGGATGCCATTCACAAGGGTTATGGCGTATTTGAGGGTGCCAAGATGTATCTCAACCATCCACCTAGGGGCCAATCTATAAGAAGCGTCAACGAGCTAGTGAGTAAGGTAGCGCGTACTTGGGTAGACGAGGAAGGCGCTATCAGAGGCGATATCAAGATATTCCGTAGGGATTTCTACGACTTTGCTAAGGAGGCGAAGAATGACGTAGGCATAAGTATAAACGCTCTCTGCCGAGGTGTCCCCAATTACCCACTAGACGGCAAGAAGGTGGACTATATACAGGAATTCGTCAAGAGCCATAGTGTCGATTGGGTAACGGATGCCGGTGCCGGTGGAGGTATATTGGCGCAAGAATCTATAGGAGGTGAGGAGCTTATGGCTATCCTCAAGGAACTCACCGTAGAGGAGCTTAAGCAAGAGCGTCCTGACCTGGTAGAAATGCTCGTACAGGAAGACAAGACCGAGCTTACACAGGTCAAGGAGCAGCTAGAAACCGCTACTAAGGAGCGGGATGAGGCCCAGGCCGAGCGGGATGAGCTTAAGGCCAAGGGCGAGCAGACAGATAGTGACAAGAGGGTACGCGAATTTCTGGCAAAGGAAGGCCAGCTACCGGCACCGGCTCAAGAACGGGTAGCTCAGAAATTCACTGATACCGTTATACCAGAGGAAGAGGTAGAGGCCAAAGTTACTGAGGCCGTTGAAGACGAGCGGGCCTACATTCGGAGCCTAGCACCTGACGGACGGGTACAGAACATGGGGCCGTCTGGCGGTGATAATGGGCATAAGCCCACGCCTAAGGTGTCTGCTCTTGATAGAGCGTTGGGTATCGCTGAGGACGCGGGTAGCACCCAAGGGGAGGAAAAGTAGATGCCTAAGAATACACGCGGCGACGGCAAGCGCATACTCGTTAAGTACACTCTTGGTGTGACGGCGGGCGACTTTGTGCTACAGGACGGATTTCATGGCGTAGCCATGACTACCCAAGTCTCCGGCGAATATGGTTGGCTCAACCTCGTTCCTGGTGAGATAGAGGTGACTATAAGCTCCGGCCAGACGTGGGCCGTTGGTACAAAGGTATATCTCGTCGGCAGCACGGCGGCTAATGCCCTCACCAGCACACCAGGCAGCAACCGCCTAACCGGTAAGGTTACCAGAGGCACCGGTACTGAGACACATCAAAAGGGTGTACCTAGCGGCAAGGTGTGGATGCTCGTACTACCCAACAACCTGTAGGAGCAGATAGGAGGATATCGGTATGCCCTTTGATACAGACGGTTGGAAGCGCTCAAATGCGCTATACGAAGCCTATATTGAGGCTCAGGAGGCCCACGCCATATCGGACTTCCCCAATTTCCTAGCCGAGCGGCTACACAAGATACTTCTGGGCGAGTGGGCTAAGGCACCGGCAGCTTGGCGACAGTATACCAAGCTGATGCCCTTCAGTGACTTCAAGACGCATAACATCATGACTCCGCTAGGTGAGACCGATGATCTTTTGCCTATACCGGAGGGTGGTGGCTATGCGGGCTCTGACGTTGACGACGTATACAACGTGCAGATGGCATTGGCTACCTATGGCCGGACGTTCTCTATTAGCAGGCAGGCCATCATCAACGACGAATTCAACAAGCTACAGGATCAGCCTGCTAGGTTTGGCCGGTCGGCGGCGCGTTCTTTGGCTAAGGACGTTGTAGCCGTGCTAGAGAGCCCTGGTACTGCCTATGATGGTGTAGCCTTCTTTGGCGACCACCTACAAACCGATGGCGCTACTACGGCGGCGAATAACTCCATGACTAGCTCAGCCCTTAGCCGGACTACCCTTAGGACGGCTCTGGAAACGCAGAGAGGCTTCCTTGACAGGGATGGCAATAAGCTAGCTCTACAGCCTGCTTTCATCCTTGTACCCATTGAGCTTGAGTACACAGCCAAGGAGATACTTGAGAGTCAGATACTCATTGGCACACCGGCTAGCAACGTACTAGCGCCTAATGCCAATGTGATGCAGAACGCTATACAGGTAGTGGTGGAGCCATTCCTGACTAGCGCTACCACCTGGTATCTGTTCGCTTCACCGGCTGTTGCACCTGGCTTGGCTGTGGGTTTCCTAAACGGCAAGGATACACCAGACCTGATGTTGAAAGACCCTGCTGTACGGCTTGTACTTGGAGGCAACGACCCCTATAGCTTCGAATTCGATGAGATTGCCTACAAGGTACGTCACGATTGGATAGTCAAGCCAATAGAGCCACGCGGCATCATCAAGGCAGCGGCATAAGCCACGGAGGTACTGAATGGCTGACGTTAATAGCAGCGTCAACCTAACCGCTGATGCTACCGCCTGTGCGAGGCCTGCTGTGTTGAAGCAGGTTGTACTCACAGGCGGTAGCGATGCGGCCACGGCTACTATAAGGAATGGTGGCGCTAGCGGAACGATTATAGCCGTATTAAAGGTGGCCCTGGCAACGTCTCAGGGCTTTGCCTTTAATAGGAAGTGTGATACGGATATACACGTTACTCTAGCAGGCACCGCTCCTAATTGCTATGTAGAGTGGAATTAGGGGTTGAGGCTTGGCGTTTACATACGACATAACTACTAATATAGGCAAGGTTCGGCGGTTAATAGGAGATGTTGACCACGATTCGGCCTTGTACAGGGATAACGAGATACAGTTTTTCCTTGACGAGGCCTTAGATAACCTCTACTACGCGGCTGCTGAGGCCTTGGAGTCACTTGCCAATATAGAGGCTAGGAAGCTATCTTCTTATAGCAGAGGAGGGATAGCTATAAGCCGTCAGACGGCTGTGCAGCTACAACAAAGGGCTCAGCAACTACGTGAGATAGGCCAGACTAAGTACACAGAGGAGCTTACTGAGATAGCTTGGGCTCCCTGGTCATTGCAGCAAATCCTTATAGATAGGGCCTTACAAGGTGAGGTCTAAGATTGGAGGCATATAGCCATGACCACTCGCAAGAGGAAGAAGCCGGTACTTATTGCATGTGGCGATGCTCCGAATATGCATACCGGATTCGCCAATGTAATGAGGAACGTATTAGACCTATTCAAAGACGAATTCGATATACATGTCCTAGCTCTTAACTGGGACGGTAACTGTCCTGACCACGACCGGTATCCATATAGGTATTGGAATCCGGCTCCTAAGCCTATGGCGGGAGAGGATGGTCAGATAGACCTCTGGGGCCATGTCCTACTGCCTAAGATGGTCAAGGCTATTCGGCCAGACCTGATACTATTCGTAAATGACTTGGCCGGTTATAGTGCTCGCTGGCAGCGTTCGCCTCAATTCAAAAACTTCCCTACTATAGGCTTTGTAGCTTTTGAGAGCGAGCTATTCCCTCGCTGGTGGGCGTCTGGCCCTATGCGAGCCGATGCTACAGTAGTATTCAGCGATTGGGGCAAGCGTATACTATGTGAGCGCAATCCAGTACCGCCAGAGAAGGTACACGTTATACCTCATGGCTATGAGCCAACGAGGTTCCATACTACCTGGAAAACGCTAGAGGAGCGTAATGCGCTAAGGGCTAAGATAGGCATGCCGGAGGATGCCTTTATAGCCTTCCGTTGTGACCGTAACGAGTATAGAAAACAGTGGCCTCTTAGCTTCCAGGCCTTTAAGCAATTCCTAGACATATCAGGAGCCCAAGACGCTTACCTATATGCCCACACCAGCTATGATGACTACTTTGGCTGGAATTTCGAGGATATGCTGGATGTATATGCTAGGGATTACCCTGAGGGCCGTATAATCATGACCTCCGGTTATAATACGGCTTGGAAAGCAACTAGCCAAACCAATCTCAATATGCTGTACAACCTTGCTGACATATACTTCAGCACTACCGGCGGCGAGGCATATGGGCTACCTATGCATGAGGCCCAGGCAGCAGGGTGTCCGGTTTTGGCACCGGCTAATACGGCTGTTGCTGAAGTGGTACATGGCGGTTGGCTTATAAGGGGCCTTCACCGTATTAACCTCATCGCTTCTATAGAATACTTGCCTCCTAACGTAGATGAAACGGCCCAATGGCTTAACCTTATCTACCAGGATGTCAAGAATGGCCGTACTAGGTGGTGGGAGAAGCGCCAGAAGGGGATAGAATGGGCTACTCAGCGTACATGGAGCGAGGTTCTCAAGCCCCTACCGGCGCTAGTAGAGCAGGTTATGAGTATCCCTAAGTCGAGACGATGGAGGGGCAAAGCCTAGTGCCTACCGAGTACGACGAGAACGCTCATGGGCTAGATGCTACAGATAGCATCGAGACAGTAACGGTTGAGGGCCGCGAAGGGTATACCGATGCAGATGGCGAGGAAAAGGTACGCTGGGGAGACATAGCCACCATAGAGATGAATATACAACCGATATATGGCCTTATCAAGGCCTTACCTCCGGCGATACAAGCGGCAGCCGATTACGTAGCCTATAGTGAAGTTAGTACTTATCTGGTGGCTGGTGGTCAGATAAGACGGTCTACAGGTGTTACTCTGCTTATTAAGCATGTGGCTAACTGGAATAGTCATATGGTGGTGGCTTTGGCAAGGAGCGGGTAATGACCGGCGAAGCTGCGGTAATAGCAAGACTTAGTAGCTGGGTGCAGAACTTTGAGACTGCCTTGGAGACTATATGTGACCAGCAAGCTATACAAGCTGAGCAAGACATGAAAAACAACGCTCCTTGGATAGACCGTACTGCTAACGCTCGTAACTCTCTAGGCGGTACTACCTCATTCACTAAAGAGGAGAAGAAAATCATACTCAGAGGAGGAATGCCTTATAGCCCACGATTGGAGCTTGACTACCAGGGCCGGTATGCCGTCATCTATCCTACAGCGCAAGAAACAGCTATCAGGTTACATAGGCTTGTTGGCAAGATAAGGAGTTAGCTATGGCAAATAATTTAGCCAACTTTCGTCTATCTTTCAAGAAAGTGGTGTGTAAGGGCTGCGGCTGGCCCTTGGCCCGCGAGTATGAGACTGGCGATGAGGCAAGCAACCGTATAGAGATTAAGATTAGCAATTACGTAATAAGCCTATCAGCTTGGCCTCAGTATATCAAGTGTGGACGCTGCAATACCCTCAACCTGCCGGAAGATATGGAAAAGCACAGCGTTCAGCCTAAGAAGGAAGAGGTAGTATCTCAATAGTGGCTCAGATAAAGAGACAAATCTATAACACGCTAGAGGGCGATAGCGGCCTTATCAGCAAACTAGCTGATGGCGTAAATTCTATACTACCTGCTGTCCGCTCCGGTGTTATATATGAGCCTACTTCAGAGACGGCTACACCGTTTATCGTAGTCAAGATAGAGGAGCAAGGAGCCATAGACCCGCCTCTAATAGGGCGAATGGGCGTCTCTATTTGGACTGTCTCTTATACACATCT